AAGTAGTCCATAACTCTCCCATAGTGCGGTACATTCCTTCTTGTCCAAGGCGGTTGATAGCGAATGGGTCGCCAGTTTCAATACCGGACTCAAAGTACTGTGTTGGAATTGCTGTACTAAAGTATAGATAATCTGTGTCAAGGAAGTACATTCTGCTTAGTGTGTCAGTCTGTACATCCTTGGAAGGGATAATTGGTACACCGTTGTATGTTGCTACGATAAATCCAGCCTCAATACCCGGTACACCCTTAACACCGTTATAGGTAGGTGTGACTCTCTTCTCTTCCATGAATCTCTGTTGAGATTGTAGAAGTTGCTGTAGTCTCATCAAAGTGTCATATCCAGTTAGGATAACCTTTGGATTACCACCACGAGTCCAACACTTTTGGAACAGGTCGTCAAGGTGGTCAAGTGAGAGAACACGGTCAGTACCACTGTTCTCATTGTGTTCTGCCAAAGACCATGAGTTTGCGCTTCGGTCAATGGAGTACATATCTTCTGCTGAACCAGCAGCAGCACCAGTAGTTACACGGTCTAATGACTCAAAGTCATTTCCAGCAACAGTAGCCTTGTCTGTAGTTAGCATCTTGTTAATATGTTCAGCGTGGTGCTTACCCATTTCTTCCTTTAGGATAGCACGAATGTCGCCAAGTCCGTCATCCTTGTCAGCAAGGAACATTGCAGTTTCAGACATATCGAATGTGTGTACGATTGTCTTAGGTTTTGCAGCAATGTGCTGGAAGGTAGGCTTGGTTGTGTCCGGTAGGGTTGCGTTTTCTGCAACACCGCCACCAACAGTGAATGATGGGCGTGCGGTGATGACTCTCCAACCACTGCGTTCCCAAGGTCGCTTAGGTAGAATGGAGAATGCGTTAAACTCTTGGTTCAACTGACTCCATACTTTGCGCCCGTAAATTGCTTGATAAGTACCTGCTGTGGTACTCATCATAGGTGCGTCAGCCTTGAGTAATTCGCTACCGGAGTAGGAATAACCCATAGCGTTGCCAGCACCGTAGTAGTAGCGTTCCATGTCGTGAATGTTCCTGATATAATCTCTTGCCATTTTTCATCTCTCCTTTATGTTTCCTTATTCTCCCCTCATTGTTCTTGAAGCAAGGGCGTGGACTTCATCCCAACCCATGTTTGCCAAGTCCTGTGTGGAAGGAATCTCGATGTTAGATGCAGCAGACTTCTGTATTGCTACTCCGCCGCTACCTATGTTGTCTATTCGCTCGTTAAGAGTTTCAAGAGTCTTCATGATTTGTCCAAGTGGCTCTCGTGCATCGAATGCCGCTTTTTCTTGCTGTGCCTTTGCGATTTCTAATTCGCCGTTGAATCTGTTTGCAAAGTGTCCTTCAAGGTCAGTGCGGAATGATTGCTCTGTAGCCGCCGCTTTGTAAACTTCGTAAGCCGCCTCAATGTCGGCATCTGAAACATTTCCGTGGTTTAGGTAACCCTTAGCCATTGAAACTGGGCCAAGTGCCCCTGATGGAGTCTTGCCACCACTAGAAGTGATAGCATTGATAGCACCAGTAGATGGGCCACCGTTTTCCTGTCCACGGCCACGGACTTGACCACCAAAGTAGTCAGCACCGTCAACTGCGTCAGGGTTGTCAAAGCCACCAAGTTGTGCTTTTTCCATTTGGTCGAAGTGTAGTCTTGCCGCTTGTGTATCTACACCAGCAGACTTTAGAGTACCTTCCATCCAACTTAGATATTCAGAAGTAATAACATCGCTATATTCGTTTCCTTTCATATACATTTTATCATCACCATCATCTTTCTTTTCTTCTTTCTCTTCTTTAGGCTCTTCATCGCCTTTAGATTCTTTCTTATCAGCAATTGCTTCTTTTAGAGCAGGTGGCATTTCACCTTTTTCTAATTCATCAAGCCTCTTCTCAAGTCTATTCATTATATCTGCCATGTCTGTTTCTGTCATGTTTCTATCCTCCTTTAGTATACGAAATTGCGCTTCAGGGTTAATTCCTTTTTCACAAATTGTAATCTCATGTAACTCCATTTTTGAAATCTCTTGGTAGTCACCTTTTTCCATATCTGACCTTCGCACTCTTTTGAATGCTTGACCTCCAATGGAAAATCCACGAAGGTTACCTTTGCGGATTTCGGCGGCTACTTCACGAGCCTTCTCTATATCATTACGGAGTTTAACTACAACAAACATTCCTGTGTCGTCTACTTCAGACTTCCACATTCTACCATTGTTGTCTACATAGGAGTCAATTACTTCTCCTACTTGTATATTGGAATGTGCTAATTGTACATTTCGGAATCTGTCGCTCTTCATAAAGTTGCCAAAAGCACTGTTTAGTGCCCCTTGTGTAATCAAGTCACCTTGCTTGTCTACTAACTCTACAGAAGCATATCCAGCAACTACTAAATCGGAACCACTCTTGAGAAGAGAGATGCCATCAGTAGGTCGCTGAATTGCCAACATTGCCACAAGAAGTGCTTGTAATGGTATTTATACCTAACTTTAGTTCCTAGACAGAGTTGGCTGGTCATTGTCATAGTCTATAGAAAGATTTTCTCCTTCATCAGTTTGGACTTTAATATGATTCAGTCTCTCTTTCACAGGTCTTTTACTTTCACCAGTATCTTTCTTTTCACCATCGAAATCAGGTAGAGTTGACTCATCTCTTAACTGGGTGGGGCCACGAGGTGATTCTTGTGGGGTTCCTACATCTATTCCAAGACCTTTTGGCCCTGTCCATGTCATTTTTTCTTTTGAAATTGCATCCAATGCACGAACTATTAGTTCCAAAGCCTTCTTTTTATTTTCAGGTTTTAGAATTATATTTTCATCATCTTCCTCAATAACACCGCCACTTTGTCTTTCTGTACGCTCTTCTGAAGGAGTGTCAGGGATTTTCATTTCAGTTTCTTTTCGTATATTCCCACTAATCATAAGAGGTGCTACAGCAGACCAAAACGGAAGTAGGCTTTCGGCCAGTACTACTGGATAATCTGTTTTCTTTAGAGAACCTACTGCGCTGGTTGGGGAATGAATTACCCACGCATCGTTTAATTGCTCATAAGAATAATTTACTATATCTATGTCCTTCATAATAATTTGAATATGATTTTCATTTACTTCTATATCATGCGGAATTAAGATAGGTGCAAAAGCCTTAGTGAGTAAATCAAGTGATTCTACGCTTGCTGCCCCCTCTCCCTCTCCTTCGCTTTCTATTTCTTTAAACTGTACATTGTAGACTATACGCTCTTTACGATTCTTTTTACTAACACCAGTAATAGAGGCTCGTATAATATCTCCAATCTTGAATACTCTTTGTTGGTTATGTGCTGTACCTACATCCATGTAGTAATTACCATCATGTTCAATCGCACGATTACCTAATTCTTCCCCACGATTTATTGGCCCTGCACCTAATTGATATGTGTACGGCCCCTTACCCCTTCTATCAAGTACAATAAAGTTGTAATCTTTACTACTACGGTAAAGCACCCATTTAGGATGCCTCCTTTCTCCTTTCATGTATGTAGATTTATTATCTCTTAGTAGTATATTGTCATGTTCTTCTTTTAGATTCTTCACAGATTCTTCAAGTCCTTCATCATCTGTCATTCTTGTATCGTGCGGGCCGGGTACTATGACATTCTCATGACTTTCAAATTGAGAGCGCAGAATCTTTAATCTTTCATACATCTGCATGTCTGATATATTACTATCATCGTAATTTAAAATATCTATGATGTTTAATTCATCTTCACCAAGTATGCCATCTATAGTGTAGTTTTTATCATTAATTTTTTCTAAGGCTTCTTTAGTGGCTTTACGGAGTCCCTTTTTCTTTCCACTTTCATTGTAAGCAGTTATTTCATCATCATTACGGACAATGATAATTCTTTGCCCATCATACCATTTACTAACTACCCATGAACCACTAAATCCTTTCAGATGTTCAAGGTCTTTCATATCGAATATGCGATGCATTGGTCTAACTGGTGGTGACCATGTGGCCTCATCACTCTTTGTTAGAAGTACATCAGGGTCAAGTAATGAAGTAATAATTTCTGTCATCTCACTCATGTTAATAGTAGTTGGAGTGTCGCTTGCCGCTTCAAAGGTATCATAATCCATAGAATAAAATGGCGGAAGAGTATACTGTGGAGGTGGTGCTTTTTCCCAAGCCTGATTCCAATTACCTTTACCATGTGCTACATCAAGTAACTCTTCAGGTACACCATAGAATAAACCGGGGCCGGGTTTAGTACCAGCCACGATATTACCATTTGAATCAAACTCACAACCTACATTTGGATAGCACTCATGTCCACCATGCCAAGCACCACTATCGAAGGTGTCCATGATAGAATGATTGTTAGGATTTGGTGCGCCGACAGGCCCATCTCTAAGACCGGCTGATTCTACTACCTCGTTTGGTGGAGTAAATACCCCATACTCATCTTCTTCAACACTTGGATTAAAATGTACAATGCTATCAAGATAATTTCTTGTTTGTTTTGAAGTCTTTTCTTTACCTTTAGCAGATAAGTTTTGCATTCCGTGTACATCGGATGTAAGCATTCCGATACCTGCGGCTTGCATACTAAAATCAAACTGTTGAGGATTTAACATTCCCATCATTCTGCGTGGTATAGCGTGTGCAAAATGCCCCTTCCAATCACTTTCTTTGAATGCTTTTTGACTTTCAAACAAAGCATTGTGATACCCTTTATTATGCAACTTATGATAAAATAATTCCTCATCGGATAATTCATCTTCATTTTTATTTGCTAATTCTTCATCATGGTGTAAACTTTCTATATTTACACCACGAATATCCTTGATATTACCATGTGTGATAATATCTTTAATTGTAGATACAGCCAAAGGACTGTTTAATTTGTTACTTTCTTCAATTAAATTGCGAGCATGAATCTTTGCATTAGGAGTTTTTTCTATTCCTAACATGTTTAACACTTCATCTACACTCATGTTTCCATCTACCATAGAACCGTGTTTGTTTAGATGTTTTGCCATGTTTGCATGGAATGGGTCATTCTTAGGATTAGTTTTTAATTCGCTGGACAAACCATACCCTGTAGCAGTTAAACCATGTACACTATGTGGTACAGTCATGATATATCTTTGAGCATCACGGAATGCTCTCATAGTATTATCAATATACTGTTGAGGATTAGATTCGTCAAAAGCATCAGGTCTTGCCTCCATCATGGCTGGAATAATTTTATCTCTTGCCACTTCTGCTATTAAGTTTCTATGAGACTTAACCAAATCGTGTTTGGTGTTTGCCTCTATAGTCCAATAGTTATTTTGTTTTTTACCCAAAACACTTTCCATACTTTTTCTTTGAACAGCAGATAACTCTTGCTCTGTTTCTGCCAATTGATTTGCAATATCCTCTTTTTCTTCAGGATTAGTCGAAGCCATAAACTTGTAATTTAGACTATCTAAGTATTCTGTTAATTCAGATTCTTTTTCAAGAGATGGTAACATACCACCAACTCGTACCATTCTGTTTATCGCATCATAGACACCATTTGTGGCTT